AGAAGAAAGGCGATGGTAAAGAATGAAATAGATCGCCTCTCTACAATGGACGAAATCAAGTGCCGTATCTTAGGAATTTCAGAGGACGAGGTGTTAAATGGCTGAAACATGTAAAATATGTCAAAAGGCTTATGAGGTAGATGCAGACTTTAATCGCCATCTCAAAGCTCACAAACTAAGAGTAATAGAGTACTATCAACAACATCATCCTCGCTATGATGCTTTCGATAACTCCATAATTATTTACAAGAATAAAGAGCAGTACTTTAATACTGACTTTAACAATAAAAATAATCTAAAAAACTGGCTCAAAGCTCAATCACTAGAGAAACAGAAAGAGTACTGCAAAGACTTTCTCATCAAGAGAAAAGAAAAGAAAGGTCTAGCATATACTCCATCTCAAGTTGAGCTTCGCAGTGTCTTGAGCCCGAGTGTTATTTACTTACAAGAAATTTTTGGTGACTATTATCAGTTCGCTGGAGATCTTGGATTTAAAAATAAATACATATACCCAGAGAGTTTAGATAATTTAGCACCATTACAAACCAAAGGGTCAATCATTTACATTGATACCCGAGAGCAGAAGCCGTTTATATTTAATATGGCATCTGAAGTTCGTACTCTTAAGTTTGGAGACTATGGGTTTAGTCATCCAAGTTATGATGGCAAGCTTTACTTTGAGAGAAAGTCTATTTCTGATTTCATTGGAACACTAAGCGCCGGTTACGAAAGGTTTTGTCGAGAGATTGAGAAAGCCAGCGAAGCCAAAGCTAACATGGTTATCATTGTAGAAGAGAGTTTAAGTAATGCTCTGTCTTTTAATTATCTTCCTCATGTATACAAGAAAGCTACAAAGGTAAACCCTGAGTTTATATTCCATAATGTCAGAGAGTTGATTCAAAAATATCCTCATGTGCAATTCTTATTTGCAAAGGGGCGCAAAGAGTCCGTTCGCATTATTGAAAAGATGTTCTCTACTGATGAGAACTTCTTTAAATATGATCTCCAACTTTGCTACGACCTAAAAATGCTATAATATGTGGTATACCCCAGAGAAATACAATAGAATAATCCCAAATCTAAATGATGAATATTCTAGACTAAAAGATACTCTTGAAGATAAGGAAGCTAAGATAACTTTAGCTAAGTTTTTGCGTTCAAATATAGGGATAACTACAGAGCTAATTTCTGGTATAAAATTATGGCCTTATCAAGAGATTGTAATTAAAGGAATGTTGAACCGAAACTTCTGCATGAACGTGTGGGGTCGCGGTGCTTCTAAATCTTTCTCTGCTGCGGTGTTTTGTTTCCTACAATGCATCTTTGAACCTAAGAGCAAAATCTTAATTGCTGGCCCAACTTTCAGAACAGCAAGAAGCATTTTCAATTCAATAGAAAAGATTACTGAATCTAAAGGCGCAGACCTTTTGATGCAAGCATTTGGCGCAAAGTCAAAGCGTAATGATGAATACGACTGGTCAATTAACGAAGGTTCAATAAAAGCTATTCCTCTAAGCGGCGAAAAGATTCGCGGTTTCCGCGCTAATGTTCTTGTGCTAGACGAATTCTTGTTATTGCCAGAAGATATCATCAAAAATGTATTAATGCCCTTCTTGATTGTTCCTCAAGACATTAAAGAACGTATTAGTATTCGCGAACAAGAGAATGAATTAATTGCACAAGGCGCAATGACTGAAGCTGACCGCATGGAGTTCAAGAATACTTCCAAAATGATCGCTCTGTCTTCTGCTTCTTATACTTTTGAGAATCTCTATAAGACTTATAAAGAGTGGTGCGATAATATTTATTCAAAGGAGCCAACAAGTGCTACTTATTTTGTTTCTCAATTAAGTTATGAGTCTCTTCCTCCAGAGATGATAGATTCTTCAATTACAGAAGAGGCGCAAAACGGCGGATCTTCTCACGCTTCTTTCTTGAGAGAGTATTGCGCTCAATTTACTGATGGTAGCGACTCTTACTTCAGCATGAAGAAGATGGAAGAATGTACTCTTAAGTTTGAAGAGAGACCTCACTCCCAAATTAGAGGAGATAGCGGCAAGCAATATATCTTAGCAATGGACCCCAACATGAGCGACAGTCCAAATGCTGACTATTTTGCAATGGCTATTTTGGAAATAGACAGAGAAAACAAAAATGACGTTCTCGTTCATGCTTATGCTGGTCTTGGCAGTTTAAATACTCACATTAAATACTTTCATTACTTAATGACTAGCTTTAATATTGTTTATATCATATGTGATAATGCTGGTGCTGATATTTTCTTCAACACTTATAACGAATCTCAATTCGTAAACTCAGAGTCTGAGAAGATTAAGTTTATTGACTTCGATTCCGATCTTGAAGGTATTGAATACACAAAGATGGTTCAGAAAGCCAAGAGTCAATATAACCTTGAGAATAAACAAATAGCAGTAACTCAAGTATTCACTACTACCTTCATTAGAAGAGGTAATGAAAATCTACAAGCGGCAATTGACTATAAGAAAATCTGGTTTGCTTCAAAGACAGTAGCCAACGAGACCTTCTTTAATGAAGAAATAAATAAGAGAATACCAGAAGAAATAATCTTCGTAGAAGAAAGTAAAGACTGGAACAAGTTAGATCTAATTGAACACCAAGATTTGCTTGTCTATAACACTAAGAAGCAATGCTCGCTAGTTGAGTTCACTACTAGTAGCCGTGGGTCTGTTAATTTTGACCTTCCTCAACACTTAAAGCGTTCCAATTCTCCTAATAGAGCAAGAAAAGATAATTATACTGCTTTAATGTTAGCTAAATGGGGCTCCAAATGCTATAATGACATTATGACTACTGAAAATAAAATAGTAGCTGCGGGATTTACACCAATTTTAATTTAAAATGTGTAATTAATTATTAGGCTTATGGCAAAGGTTAAAAAAGACAAAGTTGCGGAAAATTCTTTCGCCCCAATGATGGTAGAAGGCTCTACTCCTGCTCATGGCGGAGTAGCAAGCAGAGTTACCGAAACGAGGAGCCGCAGAAACGCCGCATCAACCATTGAGAGAACAGATCGTTTTCGCAATATTGATGACGGTATGGTGCCATTTAATTATGCCACTGGTTATAATTATAATAAATCAAATATTGATGTACGAGATACAGTAATCCTTTGCCAAAAAGCCTACTATAACTTTGGTTTATTTAGAAATACTATTGATCTAATGTCAGAGCTTTCTTGCGGCAATATTCATCTTAAAGGTGGGAATAAAAGCGCAAGAGATTTCTTCCAAGCCTTATTTAATAAGATAAATATTACTGCTCTTCAAGACAAGTTCTTTAGAGAGTATTATCGTTCTGGCAATGTTTTCATTTATAGGTATGACACTGACATTAGACAAGAAGATGTGTCTAAAATTAGCCAAGTTTTCGGGTCACAAGCTTTGGCGGCAAAAATTTCTTTACCTGCTAGATACATAATCATTAATCCAGCAGACGTTCAGGTTAATGGTAATTTGTCTTTTAATAGAGGACAGTATTATAAGGTTCTAACTGACTACGAGCTTGAGCAAATTAGAAATCCAAGAACAGAAGAAGACAAAGAGATACTAGATTCTCTTGATCCATTGGTTAAAGAGCAAGTTCTAAAAGGAAAAGCTACAGCAGTTCTATTACATTTAGATACTAAGAAGTTCTACGCCGTATTCTACAAGAAACAAGATTACGAACCCTTCGCTGTACCAATGGGTTTTCCTGTTCTTGAAGATATTAGCGCAAAAATAGAAATGCGCCGTATGGACATGGCTCTTACAAGAACGATTCAGCAAGTGATCCTTCTTGTCACAATGGGCGCAGAGCCAGATAAAGGTGGAGTAAACCAAGAGAACTTAAAGACGATGCAAAATTTATTTGCGAATCAGTCTATTGGAAGAGTCTTGATTGCCGATTATACTACAAAAGCAGAATTCGTTATTCCTCAAATTGCTGATATCCTAGATCCAAAGAAATACGAGATCATCGATAAAGATATCAATATTGGCTTAAATAATGTGCTTGTTGGTAATGAAAAATTCGCTAATGCTAGTACAAAAGTATCTCTATTAGGGCAGAAATTATTACAGGCTCGCCAAGCTTTTATTACTGACTTCTTGTTGCCAGAAGTTAAGAGAATTTCTAAAGAAATAGGGTTCAAAGTATTCCCAACTCCATTCTTTGAAGATATGGATCTTAAGAGTGATCAAAATCTTAACAGAATTTACACTCGCCTTATTGAACTTGGAGTTCTTACTCCTGAAGAAGGTCTTAAAGCTATTGAAACTGGAGTATTGCCTACTCCAGATGAGTCAGTACAATCTCAAACTGCTTTTGTTGACTTAAAAGATAAAGGATATTATCAGCCTTTAATCGGTGGACCAAAAATAGATGCAGCCGGTAGACCAGCAGGAAGCACAGGCATCAAGCAAACTACAAAAAATGTAAAGCCAATCGGCACCTCTTCTAAAGCTAATTACAGTGTCATGAAATTAAAAGACATTGTAGAAGCTACAAGCAAGTTAGGAACAGAAGTAGAGGGTTTCTTAAAGAAAAAACATAAACTTAAGAAATTAAACGAAAGACAAAAAGAAGTAGTACTTGATATCACTAAAGTTATTGTCGCAAACGAAGATCAATCTAATTGGGTCTCCAAAATAGGAGAATACATTGAAACTCCTGTAGATAAAAACCCAAAGAGAATAGAAGAGATTCATAATATCGCTTGCGAGCATCAAGTTGATTCTTACATGGCTAGTTTGCTCTATCATAGCAAAATCTAATGGCTACAAACAGAGTAATATATAATAACGAATTGCTATTCGTTGGACCTGCTCCAGCGAGTGGCTATTTTTTCTCTGACCCTAACGGCAACCTGCTCAGAACTGGGGTTTATAATTTAATTCAGCCCCTTAAAAGAATTAATCAATTTAGTTATCAGATAAATACTCAATCTTCTAGGTTCTCAGAGATAGGAAATGCTTCTACTGTTTATGATTATACTTTAAATCCTCCTGATATTAGCCTTAGTTTCAATTACAACATTAAAGATTTGCGAAACGAAGCTAGAATGGGCTTCTATGTTGATCTTGGGCCTCCTAATTTAGATCAATTTGATGGTGGGCAAGTTTTTCCTAGTGGTAATTTATTGTCTGGGTTTTCTTTTGGAGACCAGAACTATTCATTCAACTCTGATTTAACTCAAGCCACAAACAACACATTTAAGTATCCTTTTAAATACAGAGATCAGCGCAATCTATTTTTAACAATTACTCCAAATAATACAGATGCAATTGGCAACAGTATTTCTGGGTTTCCAGTCTTAGCTTTCGGTAATTGCTATATTACTTCTTATGGAGTTCAAGCTCAAGTTAACGATTTCCCTAAAGCTACAGTAAATTATGCAGCGCACAATGTGTTGTATTACTCTTCTGGAATAAACGTAGTTTCTCCGTATTTAGAACCAAAGAGCGGAACATTAAATACCGGCATAACGTTTAATATTCCAACTTATAATACAGCTTTTGAGGAAACTGGAAATGCAATTTCTGTTTTGCTCCCCGGCGATATCGTGATTGACATTTATGACGCTAATTCAACATCTAAAAACAAGTCTAATCTAATAATCCAAGATGCCGCTATACAAAGTTTTAATTTTAATATCCCTTTAGAAAGAGAACCATTAAAAACATTGGGCTATGTTTACCCAGTAGATCGCCAAATAAACACTCCAATTACTGTAGAAGGCTCTTTCTCTACAATATATAGAAACTTAAACTATTCAGGCAATCTTTTGTCAGATATAAAATCAGAATCTAAATACGACATCTCAATCAAGATGAATAAGAGTTCCGAAACTATTATTCGCTACGATATTAGAGGAGCTAAATTTAAAGACCTATCTTATGACTCCTCAATCGGTTCAAATGCTGTTTTAGATTTTAGTTTTTATTGTGATATGGACATGAATTCTTATCCTCATCCTAATGGTTTATTTATGAGTGGATTATTAAAAGGATTAAGTTACACAAACTTTAATACAAATGGGCCATTATAATTTCCTTAATTACTAATTTTTAGTGTATAAATAATAAGCTGCAAATTATGAATCTAGAAGGTTTAGAAATAGAAATTATAGAATCAAAGAGGTCTGGGCCTAAAAGCTCCGCTCAGACCCCTGCTAAACCTTCTGAAAGACGCAGCGGTTCTTCTAAAAATCCTTCTGGCAGCGCAGGAACAAAAAGCGATAAAGCAATAGAGTTTTCTGCTAAAGTAGTTGAAGCTTTAAAGTCTAAAGTTAGAGAGCATAACAGTAAATACTCTAAGAAAATAAGCTTAAGTCAATTAAAGAAAGTTTATCGTAGAGGCGCTGGAGCTTTTAGTTCTAGTCATAGACCCGGAAAGACGAGAGGACAATGGGCAATGGCCCGTGTGAACACTTTCTTAAGAATGATGGCTGGTAAAACTGTTAAAGATGCTTATCGCAAAGCTGATAGCGATATAGCTAGAGCTTCAGAAATTGATGTTACAGGTTCTTGGGAACCAAATGATAGCGATTTTTCTCAAGCGGATAACGATATTCAAGACTATAATCTTGATTATGATTTTGAAGATGAGAATGATTTATACTTGGATACAGAACAAGAAAAAGCAAACTGGCTAGAATATATTTAATATGAAAACCAAAGAATTAGAAATCGATATTTCTTCTAAAATCGTCGCCGCAGACAAAGAAAAGAAAACATTAAATAAGCCATTCAGGACTCCTGATGGGCCTAAAAAGTTTTCTGTTTATGTCAAAAATGACAAAGGAAATGTTGTAAAGGTTAACTTTGGTGATCCTAACATGGAGATCAAGAGAGATGACCCTGCTAGAAGAAAAAGTTTTAGAGCAAGACATGGCTGCGACAAAAACCCCGGACCAAAATGGAAAGCCAAATACTGGTCATGCTATCAATGGAGGGCGGGTTCTCCAGTTAAAGCTTCAGAAGAGGTCTTTAGTTTAGAAACAGAAGCTGGAAAAGGTCTTTGGCACAATATTCAAAAGAAGAAAGATCGTCTCGGCAAGAACTATAAGCCAGCAAAGCCCGGAGAAAAAGACTATCCAAAGCAAGACGCTTTAAAGAAAGCTCAAGCTAACGAAGAAGAATGGGATGGTTTGACTCTTTGGGATCAAAGCGAACTCTTAAAAATTTGGCCTGATTTATCAAAAGCCGAAGAAATGATGGAGCCTGAAGACGAGATGGAATCCGAAGAGAGCGAAATGGAAGAGTACAAGAATGAATATTTAGAAATGTCAATTGGCTCTTTAAATTCTATTAAAACTCATGCAGAGAACATTCTTAATGCTTTAAATGATGAAAAGGTTAAAGAAAATTTAACTGAG